CTATCGGAAGCACTTCCACTAATTGAAAAAGCCCTCCAGTAGCACTGAACTCATTATCGGGGCGGATCATGGTGAATCGCCCCCACCCAACGACATCGCTCAGCAAAACCCAAAAGTCCTCCTGGGTCGGCGCGCTGAGGAAAAAGCCGTTGGGGTGAAACACGGCAGTATTGATGACCATTTTCTACTCCCGGCAATTGTTGCCAGTGGATCACCACCAGCGGCTGAAATTTGATCCACCAGAATGCAAAAGCCCCGGCGGTTAGCCAGGGCTGATATTGGGTTGTGGCGGCCGGTGCTTATCTTCGGCTTGTCTCGCAGGACTGCAATTCACCACAGCCGAGAGTACCGTACATCACCGATAACTACCAGCGACTCTTCTCTGACTCGAATTTCTCGCTAAGCGCAATGCTATCCGGCAGCAACGCCCAGGCAACGTAGAAATCGTGAGGCGTCATTTCGTCCATCGACCAAGTGTAAATGCCAATGTGGTAAACCTCACCGTCTTCCTCGAGCACCCGGATGTACCCCTCGTGCCAACCGTCGCAGGGATTAAGAACTAATACGGCATTGCCATCAAGGTCGGCAGTCGGTAATTCGCTCGCAGGTCGGAAAACAAGACTCTCGGTTACGTGCTTTGACATTTCTGGGCTCCAGAACGACAAAAACCCCGCCATTTCTGGCGAGGTTCCGATGATAAGCTGTGTGGCGTAGAAACCACTCTTAGCAGATTATCCCGCCTTTTGGAATTCCACAAGCTTTTTCATTGCGGGCGGATAAACATTTTCTTTTTGGCAATACCTGTCCATTTCGAGCGGGACATTCAACGCCGCCAGGCAACCATCAATAAACCCTTCTGCCGCCTGTAGGCGCTTTAATACTTGCGTGTGGGAGATTCCCAGCTTGTCGCCAATAGTGCGCACCGGTATGCGGTGGATATAATTCCACTCCAGCAGCGTACTCAGGTACGGGTCTTTTTTCTTCAGGCACGCCACCGCCGAGTTAACAATTAATCCGTCGTCGTCGCAGCACGCCGGCCGAGATTTTCCCGATGGCGGTAATAGCCCTTTGAAGCCACCAGCGATCGGCGAATAATAAACGCCAGCCCCTTCATTGGCAGCCCATGCGCCGTATCGTTCTAATACCATCTGAATGTCACGCATTGTCTGCCCTCTTCGATTCGTGTTTCGCCTTCATCATCGCCGTCATAACCACCAGCCTGCTGAAAGGCATGTGTAATTCCTCCAGGCGCTTCATCCACAACGCCACCGGCCCCGTATAACCGCCATGTGCTGCGCGAATGTATTGGGCGATGGTGTGCTCGTCTTCGCGGGTTAAATCCACTATGCAGCCCTCCTCAGCGGCCATTCATATACTTTGGCGCCATTCATCAACATGTCATTGAAGTCGCCTTTTTCCGGCCACCGGATGCTGACGCGCTCAACATCGTTTTTTGACAGGATATTGCGGTGTCCACACTCAAACGCGGCCGCCTGCCCTGCGCCGTTGTCGTCGCAGTCTGCAAAAATAATCAGGTGCTTCACCCCCGCCGGCGCGCGAAACTTCTTCATCAGCGACGAATTAAGAACAGCCCAGGTGTTGCAATTGTAAATTTGATGACAGGACAGAGCCGTTTCGATGCCTTCGGCGATACCCAGCGTTGACGCTACAGGATGCATGCGGATTGCTACCGATCCGGCATAGTCGAGATAACTCTCATCCTGCAGGGAGAGCATGCGCTTTTGTGTCGGTATGTTCGCCTTCTTGGCGCCATCAAGAAACGTGCGGTGCAGGTAGCAGGGTTTGGCCTTGTCATCCGTCGCCAGCGCCCACATAGCCTGCTTGACGCCATAGGGCGTTTTCTCGGTTTCATTGAACCTGACCCATTCGGCAGGGAGTTTGTTTATCCCTCTCCCGTGCAGATACAGCTCGGCACCAGTGCCACGCAGGGCCACCAGCGAGCCAAATTTAGCGATAACGCTTTCCCTGACCTTTTGACTCTCCCTGGGTTTCGGTCGCTCCGTGCTCTTGGTATCTGGCTGGTATTCATTGCCGATCACCGCATCGATTTCTCCGGCCATCGTGGCGAAGTCTTTTTTCTGAGTGAGTTCGAGCAGCTTCCAACCATCGCCTGACCCGCAAACGCAAATCCATGTACCGGCGCCATCCTTGTCGTCGCAGCGATAGCGGCCCTTGCGCCCACATACAGGGCATTCACCTTTGAAGTGATTTTTACCAGTGATCGGCGGTAAGCCGTAGAATTCGAACACATCAGCCCAACGGCCTTTCACCGCCTCTGTTGTTCTCATTGGGCGCTCCCGTTCGTTTTGCTATAGGCGATGAATTTCGACTTGATGAAGTTCCACACCTCGGGGCTCGTTTCCATTGGGAAATCACTCAAGCCACGCGGCCATTCGCCAAATTTGTCTTTGAAGGTATGGGCGGCCCAGCCATCAGAAAGCGGCTTGCCTTTCAGGATGCGCTGGCGCTGGTAGTATTTGATCTGGCTCCACCATGCCTGCTTCTCGTTTTTGTTGTAGGCCTTGGCCTTACGCCCCATACGCTTGAGCCCACGGCTGTCGTCGGTTTCGACATCCTCCCCCATTAAGGGTTTGAAACCACACTTAGGGCAGACGTAGACGCCGGCGCGCTTCATGTAATGGCACTGTGGGCATTCCTTCGGCAGTTTCTCGGCTTTCTCCTGCTTGGCAGATTGTGGCGCGGCCTTCATGCCGTCGTTTTTGCCGATCAGGTCGTCATACTCGATGTCATCGGGATAGCCCAGGCGGTGAACACTGCCGGAGTGGTCGAAGATGAGGCAGTGGTCTTTACCAGGCGCAGTGCGCAGCCCACGGCCAAGGCATTGCAGCCAGCGGATTTCTGATTTCGTCGGGCGGGCGTAGATGATGCAACGAACGTCACTGTCGAATCCTGCCACCAGCACGCCGACGTTGACGATTATCTTTGTGGCGCCCTGCTCGAAGCGGTGAATGGTCATCTGGCGCTCTTCTGCCGGCGTCTCTGCAACCATGATTTCGGCATTGACCCCGGCACGCAGAAACTCCATCGTGATGTAGTTGGCGTGTGATTTGTTAACGCAAAAGCAGATGGTCGGGCGATCTTCACCGTTCTGCAGCCAATTTTTCACGACATCGCCGACGAGGTCAGCACCGCACATGATTTCTGCTACCTGGTCTTCGTTGTAGTCGTTACCAAACGCCGACAGGTTGCCGGTTTTAACGCCAGCCATATCAGGCTTCGTTGGAGCAAAAAATTCATACCTGCTCAAGTCGCCGATGCTGATCAGTTCCTTCATAGTGGTGGGCTTGATAAAACAGTCAAAATATTTTCCCATCCACGACGCGAACGGTGTGCCTGACAGCCCGATAACTTTGATACCTGAGTCCCGGATGATGTCGAGCAGCGCGCGACGCTTCATGTGGGCCTCATCGATAATCAACAAATCGATATCGCCTGGAAATTCACGGCGGATCAGTGTGTCGGCGCTGGCAATCTGAATCAGCCGCTTCGGATCGTGCGGCTGATAGTCGCGCCATACATAGCTGATTTCGTCTTCCGGCAAACCGTACTGCACAAAACGAGCTGCAGTCTGTTTCACCAGGGTCAGGTATGGCGCCACAAACATTGTGCGCTTGCCCTGCTGGATCATCTTGTCCACCAGGTATGCGGACAGGAAGGTTTTCCCGTAGCCAACTGGTGCGGATAACAGGAATGTGCGATAGTTATTCCAGTCACGGCTCAGCATCTGCAGTCCCGTAACTTGCTTTGCTTTAGGTTTCAGGTTAAGCATCAGTATCACCCTCAAGAGCCGGACGGGAAGCGCTCGCCAAAGTACCCCCGTTCGGCTTCTTGTCTTCTGCGTTTTTATCCTCTTCAACCGGCGTCACCCCCACGTAAGTAGGAACAAGGTTTTCAGATGCCGGGTTGAATACGTAACGAACTTTCTTCGCTGACCGGTTGTCCATCGTCATGTAGAGCGATGAGCGCATCGCATTGTCGTACCCGCCCCAAATGATTGCCGGGTTGATAGCGAAAACGGCGGCGCCAGCACGACGAACAAACCCGCCATCCTCGAGCGCTTTAATCGCTCTACGCACATGGCGGTCGGAGCAGTCCAGTTCATGAGCTAATACGGCCTGGTCAACCGCTACCGCGCCGCTGTTCATGTCAGCGTTCTCAGCGAGGTACAGGAACAAATCAGCAGCAGCGCGGTTATCACGGAGCAATCCACGGATCTGTTTGCAGCCCTGACGGAACAGGCGGAGAAAATCGAGTTGTTTGTTGCTGCCTTCACTGCTCATTTTTCAACCTCAATGCTGCGTTTTGTCCGGATTTCGGACACGTAGTGTCCAGTAGCTGCTTGTAACTCATTGATTTTAAATAAGTGCTTCAAGATGTCCGGTGACCGGACATATAGCGTCCAAATTTTCAAAAAACATCGCTTTAAATCAACCACTTAGAACTTGCCCTTCTTATATCTTTTACGCGCGCGCACGTAGTCTCGATCTGCCGTTGACCTTTTCCCCGGTTTTGGCCCTGTGCAAACTTCGCCTTCGCTACACTTGCCAGGAACACATTCCCCAGATCGGAGTTACCGGTCATCCTGCATTCCATCCGCAACTTCCTGCCCGCTGTTACCAACCAAACCATCAGCCACGCCACGCTGGGCCTGTGCCTTGGACAAAGGTGGTTTTTCCGTCAACCCTGCAGCTGCTTGTGCATGATGAGTGACAAAACGCCGCAGTCTGGTGTTTGCCTCATGTCGAGCTCGATTCTCTTGCCGGAACGATACCGGCTCGCTATCCCATGCCTGCTGATACACATCCGCATACAGAGCAACAATCCGATGCCTTGCCGACGGAGAAAACCGCAGTAACTGTTCCTGAATCCACCCCTCATCCGCCTGGCAATACACTGCCGGCATGATGGTTTTGAGGTCATTCATGAATTGATGGGCCGGGGAAAATATCTTCAATCGTTACTTTTGCCCCGTACTTACTGAAGGCGGCCGTAATTAAATGGCAGGTTGAAACGTCCGGTGTTCGACGGCCAGACTCGTAGTGCCCGACTGAACTAGGGGAATGGCCGATGTCTTCCGCAAGTTTCTTTTGCGTAACCTTAAATTGCGCACGAAGAGATTTTAGATTGCTCATCTTGTTGCTCCTGTATCAGATTCGATAAATGTACATTATGTAGTTTACTTTTTCAAGTAAACTATACATATTGTGCATTGAGCAAAATCATACAAGGTGTATTATTTAACCTATGAAAAAGCATTGGAACGAACTGGCGAAGGCCAGACTCACCGCATTGGGAATGACCCAATCAGAACTCGCTGAGAAGATGAACGTCACCCAGGGCGCTATGGGGCATTGGCTCAACGGAAGAAGGAGCCCATCCTTAGCAGAGGTTGGAGCTATGTTCCAGATTCTGGGGATTTCAAGCGCATCGATTAACCCAGACGGTACTTTCACTGTTGGAGAGGATGTGTCAGCCCCTCCGGTTAAGATCCAGTACGAATACCCACTGTTTGCTGCAGTTCAAGCCGGCTCCTTTTGCGAAGTTGGCACTTATACCGAGCGTGATGCAAAAGACTGGATAGCCACTACTCGAAAAGCTAGCGAACATGCGTTTTGGCTGGAAGTCACAGGCCAATCAATGACGGCTCCTCCCGGCAGCCGCCCTAGCTTTCCCGAAGGAATGCTAATTCTTATTGATCCTGCCGAAGATGTGATGACTGGCGACTTCTGTGTTGCAATGCTCTACAACTCAGAAGTTACATTTAAGCGTTATGAGATGTATGGGGGGCGAGCGCAACTAGAACCGCTCAACCCGCGGTATGAAATCATAAAAATGACGGAAGGTTGTCGCATCATTGGCAAAGTGGTCAAGGCGCAATGGCCTGATGAAGCATTTGATTAAAGTATAAAGCCGCTAACGCGGCTTTTTTTTATTCCTATCTCCAATCCTCGCTAACTAAATAACTTTACTTATCATACACATCGTACATGTTTAAATTTAAAATGTACGTTTTGTGTTGACGCCAATATGTACATATCGTAGCATTACCTCATCGGCAAATACGGAGCCAATGAGATGAAACATCCGAACCCCAAACCTGTTAAAGAAAGCGAAAGTTCTTTTCTGCCCGACGGCATGAATCTTGTGTTGGGTGAAAATATTAATGGGATGACCGTTGTGTCCATAAATGCAAACACAAACGTAATTACATTAAGAAATGTACATATGACCTTCAATAAAACCGGATTGCCAAATAACTTTAAATGGCGTGATTAAGTTCCAATCAACAAAAAACTTGGAAAAGCAAAATGGCCGACCAACGATTCAAAGGAATTTCACTGCATCCTGAAGATGCCATGATGAATATTGAGGCTCTGGTTAACTCCGCCTTGTTTCTGAGCGTGATAAAGGAGCGCCAAGCAATGGTGGAAATGCTGACACTAGCTTCTGACTATATATCGGCAGTACGACAAGATCAAAATAAGGGGCAATAATGATTAATATGACTCGTGATAAAGAAGTGGCTCCGGCACTGACGCCAATCGAACACCGGAGCCAGATCAAAGCTAATGCCTGTGGTGGTATTAATTTGATCGCCAAAGAGCATAGCACAACTATTTTCCTGTTTGCATCTGTTTTACGCAGTGATCCAACGTCACGCCCTGTTATGTGGCGCATCAAGGCCACAAACGAAAAAGATGCACGCAGAAAATTGTCTCGCGATTATGTGCTGTCCTTTGCAGGTTGCCTGCGCATCAACGAGGTGTGCCATGACTGATATTTATCATGCCCTGATGGTAAGGGATTTTAGCGGTGTCTCCGATAAAGTGCTCGGGGAACGTCAGGTAGCCTACTTCGCCGCTGCCGCCGCTATTGACGCAGCATTGCTTGTTATCGGTAATCTTGTGCTGGAAGCTGATGAGAGTGAAGGTTATACGGACGCAGAGGCCAAGCGTGACCTCGTCTTAATTGGAACTGTCCTAAGAAGCTTTCCTCGGATGGCTCAGGTTTTAAAGCAAAATGGTAGCGTCGCCGAGCACACCCTAAATAAGCGTCAGGGGGGGGCTAAATAATGAGCTCTCTCACGCGCCAAGCAATAAAGGCGGCTCCAGCATTGACGATAGCACTACCCCTTACTGATGACTATTCAGGTCAAGTGTTGGTAGTAATTGAAAACGGTAAGTTAAAAGCTTTCAGACCCCAGCAGCCAGGCGAAATTATGGCAACAATGAAAGCATTTATTGAATTGGCAGAACGAGCTGGCTGGACAGTAAAGCCACCGGAGGAAGAATAATGCGTAAAGATTTCGGAAGTATCGGCATCGATAATGCGTTTCAGTTAAAACAACAGCCAGTGTATGTTGTGACACGTCACGGACGCAGCAAGAAAAGTTTTAGCCGTGAAACAGCAATTCGTCGCTTGGCTCACTTTATGGTTCAAAAAACATTTGACCGCGCGGGAATACCAACTCATGAAGGCGGTTATCAGAAAGAGGAAGGCGGCGTAATCCACTTTCATCGCGGCGAAATAACACTGGGTTATTGGCAGGCGCATCATCGCTGTGAGAGGCGCATCCGTAAATTACTTGCTCGCAAGCGTGATAAAGAAAAATGGCAACGCGAATACGACGAATGGGCGAGCAAGCACGATGATTTAATGAAGCGGCGCCCGTATTAATTAAACAATCACCAACAAGCTTTTAATTATGGCCTTCAGGCTGACGGTTTCGCTCGGCCTGAATTTAGACAGCAGGTAATTAACGATGACTCAGTGGATTAACAATATTGCTTTAAATCGTCGGCGTATCGCCCTCGCCTATCTCGATTTTTGCCAGCGGCATTTCGGCGGCAAATGGTCGGACGTAGTTATTTCGAAAAAGAAAGTGGTACGCGTTGACCTGACCCAGGAATGCATCGAGGCACTGATGCAGGAATTCATCGAGAACATGGTTCGCGCTGAATTCGGTATCGCCGGCGGCCAAGAACAGATCGCCAAATCCTACGACGCAATGCTGAGCAAAGACCGTAGCCGCCTCACGCCGCTCGGCAAGTCCGTGATGGAGGAAGCCTTCATCGACGCAGTGGCTTACAAGCTGAACAACCCCAGCAGCCAGCCGCTGCAGGTGGTGGCGTGATGGCAACCATGCAACTGATCGATGCCCAATGCCGCATCGAGCAGGCGCAGCAGATCCTCAACCTGTGGCTGGAGTCCTGCAACGATGGCACCGACCAGGTAGAGCGCACGATGGTCTGCGCGATGATCACCCTGCTGGATGGCGTGCCTGAGTCGATCCGAGCCTTCAACAACGGCACACCAGCGGCTCTGCTGCGGGAGGCCAAATGATAAAGATTCCGTACAGCGAAGCAGCCCAGCGGGCTATCCAGCACGAAAAGGCCGAAGAGTTCATCCAGGCGGCCACGTTCTGGCGCATCGCTGAGTCATTCGCGGTGAAGCCGGTTAACCAGGATTGGGCAGCCACCCGCGCCGAGCTGTGCGAAAAGCGCCACAGCCTTACGGAGCGGCAAGCACTGCTGCAAGAAAGCGCCAGTGAGCGGGCAAAGGAGGCAGCGAAAACCAAGGCCAAGAAGAAGATGGCCGAGGCGCTCGAGGCCCATATCAAGACCACCAGCGAGGAGGCGTAAACATGGGGCTTCACAACACACCGCATGCATTTGGCGTGACGTCGATTAGTAAGGAATCACGCATCACTCACAGCCGCCGGCAGGCGCGGAAGTTGACACCTGAGCAGTTTCTCGCACTGCCGATGGTTAAAACCTACGTAGAGCAGCACCCAGATAGCGTGCGACGCGATCCCGATACCGGCGAGGTCTGGACGGACAAGCCCCTAACGCTGCTGTATCTGGATGTCTGCCAGGCCAAGAAGTTGAAAAAAGCACTCATTAAAGCAATGAAGGAGCACGGACTATGAACACCATTACCATTCAAGACACGCAGTTGCCAGTAGTGGAATACCGCGGACTCCGTGTAGTGACCTTTTCAATGATCGATGACGCACACGCTCGCCCGGACGGTACCGCCAGCCGTGTTTATCGTGAAAACCGCGATCGCTTCATTGAAGGTGAAGACTACTTCACGGTTAGCACCGACGAAATTCGTCGGGACAAATTTTACCCACTTTCCTCTATGGCCCGAGGGCACGTTACATTCTTGACGGAGTCAGGGTATTTAATGCTAGCAAAATCGTTGACCGATGATCTGGCATGGCAAGTTCAACGTGACCTGGTTAATTCATATTTCCGCCAGCGTCAGCAGCAACCTAAGACGCAAAACGAAATTATCGCCGCAATGGCTCTGGCCAACGTTGAGCAGGAACGGCGCCTGAATCAAGTAGAAGATCGGGTCGTGGCGGTAACCGAAACCATCGAGCAAATTAAGCGCGGCACGATCCCGGTTGGCTGGGCGGGATACTCATTGCTCAGGACTAAGTCAGGGCTGACTGATACCAAGTGCCGGACTTTGGTCAAAGGCTACAACATCCCAACGGACACGATCACCATCATGACACCAGATGGACAGCCGCGTCCTATGAAAATCGTGCTCGAATCAGCCTTCATGTCAACATTCCGCCAAATGATGACGGAAGCTGAACCACGAGGCGTTCGCTGGTATCACCCGCTAATGGGCCTGTTCCAAGTTATCGGCTGGGAGGCAAAGCAATGATTTTCCCTACCCGCTTACTCCGCGCTGCGCTGGTGTGCGTGGCTAAGCATGACCCGCGTTACTACCTCGAAGGGGTGCATATCACCCCGAAATACATCGAGGCTACTAATGGCTGTGTCGCCCTGCGCATGGAACATGGCGTCAAGACCCGTAAGGACATCATCGTGAAGTTCGACGGCGCGGTGCCGGCAAAAGCTGAGACGACGGAGCTGGTATTCACCAAAGAGCCGCTGGCTGTCCACCGCGACGCCCACGGCCTGCGTATCGGATTTACCGTTATCAGGCTACTGGATGGTCGCTATCCAGACCTGGATCGCGTCATCCCAACCACGATTGACGAAAGCGTGATCCCACCGGTGCAGGGTGAATACATGTCCTATCCGGCCAAGATGTTCGGGCGCGACAGCAAGATGGTATCGGTGAAGCTGGCGCCATCCGGCGAGACGACTGCATGCCGACTGTTGTTCGATAACGCGGTTTGCACGCTGTTCGGCAACCCTCAGTTTGTCGTGATGCCGATCCGCTTCAAGAAAGAGGACTACCCGGGGCTAAGCCAATGAAGAAGGTATTTGAACTGATTATGTTCACGCTGTTTTTCTCCAGCCTGGCGGGTTTCGGACTGGCGGCGGGACTCTTTTCATTCCTCGGCACTGCCGAACTGATCGGGAGGGTTATCTGGTGAAAATCGATTACCAAGACCACGGCGCCACCGCCAGCATCACGCTGACCAGCACTGTGTTTGAGTTCCGCCGGCACAACCGCGTCGTTGATACGGCGCTGTTTTTGACCAGCGTCAGCGCGCACCGCAGCGGGTTGTTCTTCATGAAAACCGTGCTGTCTGGCCGTTCGGCGCCAATGTTGAAGGTTTACAAAATCGCTTTACAGGAGATGGCACGATGAGCATTCAAATTGACCAGATTCAACTCGTGGCGGCCATCGCCAAAGAGATCGACCGCCAGCACCCGGGCGCCGGCGTAGAAAGCCGCTGCTTCAACACCATCGTCGAGGCTGTAAATAGCATCTGCCAGGAGTTCGCTAAGCCAGTGGTGAAGGCATCGGAGGGCATGGGGTTGACTGCATGGCTCGCCAGCGACGACACCGGGCTGAGCAGCCGGTTCATGGCATCCAAGTTGACCGGCATGTTTGAGGCCAAATATGCCTACCCGCACGACCCGGCAGACTTTGGCCGCTGCCTGCGCCTGGTCGAAGCTGTGCCGGAGCTGGAAAGTAAAATTCGTGACATGTCACAGCATGGCAAGGAGTGGGCGGTGGTCGCCGCTCATTGGCATGAATGGGCTGAGCTGTACCGTGCAGACGATGGGAAGCGACTGTATCGCTTGATGCGGCTTTGCTACGAAGGAGGTGTGTGATGTTCCTGCAACCGATGGAGTGGGCCCGAATGGAGTTTACCCCAGACCCAAAAACAGTTTGCAGCTTCTGTAAGGAGCAGCCGCCAGCCGAACAGCTGATCACCGGCCCCGGTGTCAACATCTGCTCAGCATGTATCAGCCTCTGCAACGAAATCACTGCAGAGCGGGAAGAGAGGGAACGCACAAAGGCGACGGCGCAGATCGTTGAGTTGCTGTCCGAACTACCCGACTCATGGCAGAACCACGACGCGGCCGCCGCCCTATACGATGCCGGCTATCGCAAAGTGAACACCGGGGGTGCAGATGAGTGAATTAACCGAACGTCAGGCACAGGTACTGGCTTTCATTCGCCAGTTTTTACGTGAGAATGGCTCAGCGCCCACGCAGCGAGAAATCGCTGACGCCATAGGGTGCGCCTCTGCCAATGCGGTTGCTCTGCACCTGAAGGCCCTGGAGCGCAAAGGAGCGATTACCACAAAGACAGGACGCAGCCGAGGGATCGTGCTCAATGACAGGGTGCCAGATTTCGACACCTGGCTGCAGGGGCAGGCAGTACCGATCGAAGTGGATTGCGGTTGCGTGACCACAGAGGTGCTGTTGTTCTGGGTTAAGAAGGCGTACAACGACGGCCTGCTGGCCGGGGCCGGTAAGGCGGAGGTGATGAAGTGAACACAATGTTTTTGCTGATGGCGGAGTTTGAGACCTCGGATATTCCTCTGGAGAAAATCGCGGAGAAATACCTCGGCATCTCAATCGAGTTAGCCAACAAGCGTGCAAACGCCGGTAAGCTGCCGATCCCGAGCTTCCGGGCGGCAGACTCGAACAAAGCCCCGCGCCTGGTGCATGTGAAGGATTTAGCAGACTATCTTGATCAACGCAGGGCAGCAGCGAGGGAGGAATTTAAGCAGGTTAATTCGTAAGTCGGCGCGGGGTGCCGGGTCACCTATAGCACCCCACAAACCTATAACTTACTGATTTGTTTAACCACTCAATCCCACCAGATATCGAACAGATCGCTGACCTTAACGTCGGTCAGTTTGCGCGCTTCCAGCCAGTTTTTCACCAGTTCGCGATGCTCGTCGGTGCAGTGGCCGATCTTCTGCTGGCAGATCAGACCTTCCCACTGCAGGTAGCCGCTGCCGTCAAACGCCAGACCGTTCGGCTCGATCACTTCATCGATGAAGGTATCCAGCGTGCTGTCGATATCTTCCACCGACGTGCCTTCGGCGAAGCGCCAGGCT